TAGGCTCCCCTGATGATCCAGAGGCATTCGGCTCTGGTACCATCCCTAGAGGTTGTATTATTAAAACTGAGAGGAAGCCCGGTGTCCCCAACGCTAAGAGTGTTGCCCTCATAAAGCACGTTACCGGTGGCAACTCTTCTTTGTTCTTTAAGGCTTATGAAATGGGGGTAGAGAAATGGCAGGGTCGTTCAGTTGATTGTATATGGCTGGATGAGGAGCCTTCAAGAGATATCTACTCTCAAGCAGTAACCAGAACATTAGATAGAAGGGGGATGGTTTATATGACCTTCACCCCCGAACAAGGAATGACCCAGACGGTTGCATCTTTTGTAAATAACTTACAAGCTGGACAGAGTTTAAACAATGCAACGTGGGATGATGCTTCAGAGAAGGTAAAGAGTGTAGTAAACAACCAGAGAGGACACTTAAATGAGGCCGTAATGGAACAGATTCTTGCTTCTTATTCTCCCCATGAAAGGGAGATGAGAAGGTATGGGAGACCATCAATTGGTTCAGGATTGGTTTTTCCTATAATGGAAGAGAAGTTAATGATAGATCCATTTACTCTTCCAAAACATTGGCCAAGAATATGCGGTATAGACTTTGGCTTTGATCATCCCACGGCTATGGTGTGGGCAGCATGGGACAGGGATGAAGATGAGATTTATATATATGATTGTTACCGCCAGTCCAAAGCAGCACCCTCTGTTCATGCCGCCGCGATCAGGAGTAGGCCGGGGTTTATTCCAATAGCGTGGCCGCATGATGGGCATAGAAAAGATGCCATGGGGAACCCCGGATTGGCGGAACAATACCGCAACATGGGTTGCAATATGCTTCCATGGCATTTTGAAAATCCACCGGCCATAGGGGAAAAGAAAGGGGGTAATTCCATAGAGGTTGGAATCATGGATATACTCCAGAGAATGGAAAACGGCAAGTTCCATGTTTTTTCAACTTTAAATGAATGGTGGGAAGAATTCAGAATGTACCATAGAAAGGAAGGCAAAATAGTACCCCTGTTTGATGACTTAATGTCTGCAACAAGATATGCAGTTATGTCTTCCAGATTTTCTGTTTCGGGTGAAGATAAAACTTGGACAGGTGATCTTGAGTACAAGAACTATGGGATTGTCTGATGGGCCTTTTAGATACTTGGCTAGATGATCCAAGAAAAAGGGAGTTTGTTGATTACTTCAGGGAGTATCCGGGGCGCGTTAAAGAAGAATTTGTAGAGAGCGCTGAATCTCTCAGGCCCGGTGTTAATCAAACTTTACCAGCTTTGGGGATGGCTTGGTCTTGGTTACATCCAGCATTAATGGATGTGTCAACAGAAGTTGGTGAGGGGATAGCACCGCCCCTCAATGAAGTATTGGCTGACCGGTTGAGAAGGTATCAATCTGCCGGAATGATGGGAGACAGAGAACTTAAAAGGGAGATCACTGGAGAACAATTAGCCCCAGTTGTGGCTATGGCGGCAATGTGGCCTTTTGGTGGTAGAGCAAAAGGAACTCAATTTAATCCACAAGCGTTCAGAACAGCAGCTACAAATGCAAGGTCTCATACAGTTAAAGCCTTGGAGGAGTTATCTGAGAATATAGGGAATATTTTCAACCTACCTCAACTTGCTACTCCTGCTGGACCTACATCTGGATTATCTATGATGTCTAGCAGTGGTAGACCGCCAAGAGTATGGGGAGTTGGTGGTCAAAGGGGGAGACCGTCACGAGGGGCAGAAAGAAGAAGAGCCGCAGAAATAGCGGAAGCCAAAAGACTTGCGGCATTACAGGAGGCTGGAAAAAGTATAGTTGTTCCCGGTAAAGAATTAGCCCCGCAAGAAATACCTGTCAGTCCTTTAGATAAGATGATTGGAAGGCAGGAAGAGGTAGTAACATCTTTAGAGCATTTACACGATTCCTTAAAAGAAAGAGAATTTCGTCCTGACCTTCCTTGGATAGCACAGAAGGGGCAGAGGGCGAATCAGCCTAAAGGAATTATAGACCCCGAAGAAAAGGTCGCCAGACCAACATTTGACTGGAGAAGAGAATCAGAAGCCCAATTAGAGGCATTTGAGGCTAGAACTGCTGCAGCTAGGCAACAAGCTGCTGGGGATGTGCCGCCAGAAATGCAGCGGAGGTTTGGCCATTTACTTGAAACACAAATTGTTCCCGGTGGTGTAGAAACTTCTCCATATAGACCACAACCAAGAGACCCACTACTGGCCTCTGATCCAGCCGCTCTTGCAAGGGTTGAGAAGAATAATGAGGCAATAAGGGAGAAGTTTGGGAGTGTAGGAGATTTAAGAGTAGGTGGCCGAGAAATATTAGAAGAGTTAAAGGCGGCTAAAAGGGGGCTAGAAGAAACTGGCACATTAATATGGAACGGGGAACCCATAAGTGAAACAGCCTTGGCAGATATTATGCAGAGTGTCTGGCTTGAGACAAAAAATAATATGGACGCTATATCAGCCAAAGATATAGCAATAAAAGAACAATTACAATCAGAAGCCTTAGCAGCAGTAGCCCCGCCAGAATTAGGGTCAGAATATAATTTAGCATCATTAGTAGCGCGACATAAAAAGGCTTTAGAGGTTTTATCTAAAACAAAACCCCTGTCTAAAGAATATTTAGAAACCGCTTCTGAAAGGGGTATAAAACAAACAAAGAGGCATAAGGCAGAAGTAGAAGTAGAAGAGTCGCAAAAATTACTTAGCGCATTGGAGAGTGGCGGTGAGCAAGCATTGAGGGAGGTACTGGGTGGTATGTATGCAGTACGTGTGCCGCCGGAATTTAAATACGCTAAAGAGGGAAGTTATTTTAAATTGGATGCACCTTCTCAAGAAGGGTTGAGGTCTATAGGGTTGAGGCCAGAGCATTTTGAAACCGATGGAACCATTACAGAAGACGGCCAAAAACTTATAAGAAGTTTCAAGAGAGAATCTGCTTCAGACCCTGATGGAAAGGAACTTGTTAAACCGCGCATAAAAACAGCAATAGAAACCGGTCATCTTACCAGAGAAGATTATTGGAATAGGGGAACTAGAGAAAATTATGAAATGCTGATGTCTATGACTCCAATGCAGAGAAAGGGATATTTAATTGAGCAAGCAAAATTTAGGAGTGATAGAAGATACCGCGAATTTAGTGATCCAGAAAGAAACTATATTAACGGCATGAAAAAGTGGGGTTTTGAATCGCCAGAATATCAAGACCCACTTACTAATGAAAAGAAGCGTTTAGTTTCCAAGAGGTTGGAAGCATATCAACAACTTCAAGAGTCATACAAGTTTATGACGGATAATTTAAATGAGAAGCAACAAAGTCTAGACATATCAGTTAGAAGGTATAAAGATGAGTCTGATGAACTTGCAAAAAATGTAGCATCATCACTAAATGATATGGCAGAATGGTTCTCTGCTGATCAACAGCATGGTGGATTGTGGGAAGATAAAGAAGGTGTTGTAAGAAAGTTAAAAACTTATAGGGGTGGAGATGGCCATCTAAAAGTTGAGCCGATGGAAAAAGCATTTACTCGACCACGTAATCCTTCATTTCCTACATATGAGCATATGCACGCTGAAACAATTGAATTACCAGACCATGATGTAAATAAATTATTTGAGTATTCAAGGGAAAAGGCCGGAGCGCCGTCGAAATTTATGGGCGGCCAAGGGCAGAGGATGAAGCAATGGAGAAAGGCAGTAATAAAAGAGGCAACTGATCTTCTTATTGAACACAGTAGTTTTAAAGATACTCATATCTTATACAGAAATTTCCTAGAAGATCAAGAACATCCACCATTGGATATATCTCAAATAAGAACAAGGATGAAGCGTTTTGAAGATCTTGCTCGTGCAAAATTTAATATGACCGTGCAATTTGAATTTATACAGGCAGACAAGTGGGGCAGGGATGATTTTGATGTTCCAGAACTTCCAGATTGGATAGAACGCGATCCAGACACCAAGTGGGGAATCCGTGGCAAAGAATAAAAAAGTAACTGAAGAAGAATTAGTAGCAAGAATTAAAACAGAGATTACAGACTCTCTTGGTTATGGTGATGATATATCCAAGCAGAGAGAGACTGCTATGGAATATTACTATGGACTTCCCTTTGGTAATGAAGTGGAAGGAAGGTCTCAGTTTGTAGATTCTACTGTCGCTGATACTATTGAGTGGATTAAACCATCTCTGATGAGGGTATTTGCCTCTGGAGATGAAATGGTTAAATTTTCTCCCCACGGCCCAGAAGATGTACAAATGGCGGAACAGGCTACAGATTATGTAAACTATGTCTTTACAAAAGATAATCCGGGTTGGGAAATATTATATTC